TCTTTTAGTCCTCCTTTGTTGTAATCACCACCCGCACCTCCGCTGCCGTTATAACTATCACCCAAATTCAGCCATACTGTTCCATCACGTTTCAGAACACGCTTTACTTCCCTAAACACTTCCACCATCTTTTCAACATATTTTTCTGGAGTTTCTTCAAGACCTATTTGTCCATCAGTTCCATAATCTCTTAATCCCCAATAAGGCGGAGAAGTAACGACGCACTGCACTGATCCGGTTTCAATCTCTTTTAGCCTGTCCTTTACATCACCTTGTAAAATCAATTAGGATTCTCCTTTGTACTTTTTTACTTTATCTATGAAAGTGAATAACAATAACACGCCACACCATATTGCCATAATCCACAATATTACTGCAATGGCTAATATCAGCATATTTGCTATCCAAGTTGCTATTGTAATCATAATGATTCTCCTTGCTGTACAAAATTCAATTCAAAGTTATGCTTTTCAATTTCCGCGTATTTCTTTTGAAACATATCGAGGTTTATGAAATGTTCCGATGTTAAAAAATAGTATTGCCAAAATGGATTTTTAGGGTGATCAACATGAATGAAGTGGGCCATTGCCTTCTTGCCGGTGTTCTTCTGGAATATCACCATTGCACCCTGCGCTGACAGTGGTATGATCTCATCAATGATGAATGTTTCGCCATTGTAATTGTTCATACGGTCTTTATTTGAGTAGCGTTTTGCTATGTCCAGCGCTTTATTCTTTAATTCAATGGCTACATCTTTTCGCATATTAGCTCCTGTTATATCGGGCTTTGATCACCGCGCATTATTTTCTTTTTCGGCGGATCAACAAATACCTCCTTGATTTTTTTAACTATTTTTTCTTGATGATTTCTGGAAATCTGTTGAAAATCAGGATTAGCCTCTGCTTCTTTTAATAATTTCTTGTGGGATCGTATCGCATCATTGAATGATATTTTGTTATCGCTGACAGTTTCCTTCTCCAGCATACCTTTATAAAACTTGATACATTTCTTTTGAAATCCTATTGGCCCAAGGTTTGAATATTCCATACATAAGTGCATTATCTGACTGAAATCACTGCCTGATTCAATACTGACTTCTTCGTCCTTGGTCTTATTGTGTGTCTTTAGTGTCATACCACATGACACTTCCTTAAAGTGTGCAATAGCATCAGCGATGGATGGCACATAATGCGGTTTGAGCTTCTGAATCCAGCCTTTCCAACCTGCTTCCAGAACATCTGGGCCAAAAGTACGCAAACCATTCACCCACTCAATGATCTGTCGTCTGTGCAGCGTGATCCGTCCTTTGTTTATGATTTTTAAATATTCAGCAAAATCTTTTATGTATTTTGTCTGTATATGCTTGGAATAATCCTTTTTTTCCTGATCTGTCATCTTGTAATAAGATTTATTATTGTCAGACATCGTAATCTATCTCCATATCTTCAATGTTTTCAGCAGAAATACCGTACAAGGCTGTCCAGCTATCATATATCGATTGTATTGATTCATCAAGATTCCTGACCATATCAGCAAGACCGTCTATGTAGCGTATCTTTAAATCACAGTCAGGTATGTTCTCAAGCAGGGACAACCAGCTTTTCATTACATTTGGGTTAGATGGCGGCCTGTTGTACTTGGCCCACCTCGGTAAATAAATAACATTATGTTCAGCGTCAAATTCCAGCATCTCACGATCCTGTAATTCTTTGAATGCCTGATGAAACTTTTCCGCCTCCCAGCGCAGATGATCTAAACAAGCACCAGCACCCACGCTGTAAAATCCCGGTAACGGCGTTTTAATAGGCCCACACAGGAAGAACAGCCATAACAGCTGTCCATCCTGCGTTAGACTCTTGAAATCGGCAGAAACCCAAGTTCTAACAGATACTTCGTAATATCTCATTCTGCAATAATCTTCTTGAGTTTCTCGATTGTTCTTTCACCAGCTGCAAAAGTGTGATTATCAACCTTTTCCGACAGCCATAATTCCACATCATCCCTGACTCCGGCACATTTTTCATCATCCACCAGCTTTTCGATTTCATCACGCTGTTCCTTCGTCAGTTCCGTTGGTGTTTTATTACCATTTTTAGCATCTTCAACCTTTGCTTTAAGTGCTTTCATTTTTTTATTTGTTGCATTAACAACAATCGTTGCCGGTGCTTGAGACTGCGCCATCTCATCGTCAGTGTAGACACCGCTTAAATCGTTAGGGAAAGCCTTGCGCAATGCCAGTGCTTCGGCACATTTGCCCAGCATCAGGTACGGCATCTTTTTCCACATAAACGATTCATTTCCCTTTGGGCAGTAAGCATCCCATATCGCCGTAGCGGCAAAGGATACTCTTACACCACCAACAATCTTATAGACTGTGGCAGTTGCTGTAATCGGGTGTTCCATCTTCACCTTCAACATTTCATACATCGTCATATCGTTATTAAACAGGTAATCATCATTACCAGCATACTTACCTGTTCTTTCAGCAATGGCCCGGAAACCGTCAATGCCGGTCTGGATCGTTGCTTTTCCACCTCTTTTTATGAAGTGAATCTGTTTGCTTAATGGATCAAGCCCGGTGCGACTGCACTGGTATAAAAACAGTTTCAGCTCATTATCTGTTGCACCACTGGCAACAGTTTCTTTTATTGTGGCGATCTGACCCTCGGTGAAGTCGGTGTCTTGGATCACTACACTTGTTTCTCTCGTCATTGTATCCTCCTATATTGATCTAATGCGAAATGGTCTTGATACGCTTTTGTAAGCATATTTTTCATAAAGGTCAGGGTTCTCTTTTTTCAAAGCAGAACTCTTGAACCGTGTTGACTCAACCGGTTTGTAATACAAGCGAAAGCCTGTGCAATCAACTAATACCCGATCACCCAGTGCATCCTTTATATCCTGTTTCTTGCTTTCCACCAGTTCGGCAGCTTCTTCCTGTAATACCTTCATTGTAGCATACTCATTCATTAATCCGTCAAGCGAATTATCGAATGGTATATCATCAGAATTACCCTGTGCAAGTACCATCAGCTTTTCACCCTGACAGGTATGTCGGTATTCACAGTTAGAACAGCGTTTGTCCTTTGCGTCCAGCCGTTCAGGCGCAGGGCCGTTCTCAACCATCCTCCAGAAACTTGTACTGGCACTGATGATCGATTTCTGCAATTCTTCGTCTATTTCAACATCAAAGTGAATGAACTCCCAATTATCTGCCCACAGTATAGCATAACTTCCCCATCTACGGTTGGTTGTCAGAAGATAATGCTGCATCTGCCATATCCAGCTGGTTGGAATACCATCGTCCCTGATCTTATAATACATCGGCCTGCCAACTGATTTACATTCCAGTATTCCGGTTTTGCGATCATCAAATGATACAATTTCAGCATCAAGATGACACATGGCCCACGGATGTTGTTTACTGGTTATCATACGGTTTACCCTGCGTATTTTCCTGCCGGTATGCAAAACATATTCATCCCTGATCAGTTGTTCCAGCTTATTGCCCCTTGTCATAAGGTTGGAAGCAATAACCGGGTAGTCAGGTTTTTGGCTCGTTTTGTCATACCACAGTTTGCGAGAGCATCCGTATGGTTTCTCATAGAACAAATGGTGAATATCAGACCCACCAAGCCCTGTAAGACGTTCCTTCAGGAATTGTTCTCTATCCATTGTTTACTCCTTGTATGTGTTTATTAAGTCACCAAGCGCAATATAAATGAGAGAACTTGTCAGACGCGGAATATTCCCCTCAACACAGCGAGCAACCATCTTTCTGGTGTCCCTCGCTACCATCTCTCCAATCATCTTAACAGCATCATCGCTTATCTGAATATTGCGCTCGTTAAACAGTTTTCTTACTTGTGAAGCCTTGATTATCATAGTATAGCCTTTATATTTCGACCAAAAACTACGCCAAAAATACTATTTCTGCTAATATATAATGAGAAAATGTTATACTTCAGTTGAACGGCGATACCATCCGTAATAATATTTCCAAGATGACGAACGCTTCTGGCACAGTTCTACATAGTACAGGATGCGGTAGGCTGTAAGTCTTTCTGGCTCAAGTTTTTTATCTTTGACTGCTCCAAGCGTTTTAGGCCCAAGTTTACCATCTACTTGCAGATCAGCACCTTTGGCGTTCACTGCCCGCTGCACAGTCTTAACTGCACGGCTATAGCCCATATTCACTACCATATCAAGATATATTTCCTGCAGGCCAACAGGAAAAGATTCTGTCTTGGAAGGCTTATAATAATGTTCGTTGTAAATATCTACGGCTTGATCATAGGTGAGATTTTCAATGTCTACAGCCTTGTGAGCGCGTTGGCTGATGCCGTACTTGGTTGTCCCTCCGGGATCGTCAGGATCGCGGGTTATTTTTGATCCACCTTCCCTTTCAATAATGTTTTTAACCATTGCATCAAATGCTCTACCCATGATTGACTCCCTTCTTTTTTTTTACTTCTATATTTTTTCAGCTTCCCTACATCATCTTTCATCTCCACATATTCACCGAAGTTCTTTTCCAGTAGCTCAAGTCTTTCCACAAGGCTATTCATACTGTGATTCATACCATTGATAGCGCGGATAATGTCGTGCTTTGAAATTGTCTTTTTATGTTTCATACCTGAATCTTCATTATTGTAACCGGCTTATGCAGTTTATCATAGGATTTGGCGTGGTATGCCTGTGTTTCTTCAGTAACAGTATATCCTTCCTTAATATTTTTCACACTATTCAGGTCTACCCTGATGCCGTCCCGGTTGCCATTGTCGTGAAATACATAACAATTCTGTGATGCACGACCTTCAAGGTTCAATGCTTTCTCACTGTAATCGTTGGCCCCCACCAGCGATGCTGATCTGGAGAATGTGTCGCCAACCCTCGCTGAATGAATGTGGCCTGATACAACATAATCTAAATTGATTCCCCTTGAAGTGTATACACCCTTGATCTGATTGACTGATGTTTCGTGTCTGGTTTTTATCCTGCCGTGTCCGTGTAGAAATAAAACTTTCTGTCCTGCC